GGCCAATGTATTGGCTGCCGCTTGGAGCGTTCTCGTCAATGGGCTATGCGCTGTATGCACGAAGCCCAACTTCATGAACATAATTGTTTCATAACACTTACATATGACGACACACATCTCCCAAGCGATCAATCGCTTCATTACAGAGACTTCCAGCTCTTTATTAAAAGACTCAGAAAACGATATCCAACTACAAAAATTAGCTATTACATGGCTGGCGAATATGGCGAAAACTTCGGCAGACCTCACTATCATGCCTGTATCTTCGGACTCGACTTTCATGATAAGAAACTATGGAAACGGACTCCCGCTGGTTCTCTCATATATCGATCCCCAGACCTTGAAGCTCTCTGGCCATTTGGTTATTCCTCCATTGGAGATGTTAACTTCGAATCAGCTGCATACGTGGCTCGATACATAATGAAAAAACAAACAAACAAACAACATTACCAATATTCAGACTTAGAAACTGGGGAAATCATACAAATGACCCCCGAATTCCATAAAATGTCTCTAAAGCCCGCTATAGGGCTAAATTGGTATAAAAAATATAAAACTGACGTATATCCACATGATTACGTCGTACTTAGGGGTAAAAAACTAAAACCCCCCAAATACTATGACAATCTCTATAAAAGGGAAAACCCTTATGAAATGGAACAACTACTTGCACTCCGTGAAACTGGTGCTAAACTCAATCACGAAGATAATACTTATGAACGACTTGCCGTTAAAGAGCAAGTCACACAAGCAAAACTTCGTAAATTAAAACGTACCCTCACTTAGGAAACCTCATGAAACTTAATATCTGTTCCGTAAAAGACCGAGCTGCTGATGCTTTCGGTCGCCCAATGTTCGTACCTTCTACTGGCGTAGCCATTAGGAGCTTCTCTGATGAACTCAATCGTAGTGATGCTGATAATCAGCTCTACAACCACCCAGACGATTTTGATCTTTATGAGTTCGGAGTCTTTGACGACAACACAGGTCTCTTCGACCTATACGATCAACCAAAACTATTATCACTTGGTAAACAAGTAAAAATTCCTACATAAACTAGCGTAGAGGGGGGGTCTATCCCCCTCACGCAAAACTACCCAAAGGTAAACTATGCATCGCAATCAATCGGTAAATCTACATCAATTCACCACAATTCCAAAAGCGGATATACCCCGCTCTAAATTTGACTGTCAGTCAACACACAAAACAACTTTCGACGCTGGAAACTTAGTTCCTGTCTATGTCGATGAAGTGCTCCCCGGAGACACTTTCAACTTAAATATGACGGCATTTGCCCGTCTAGCTACTCCCTTGTATCCAATCATGGATAACATGGTTCTCGATAGCTTCTTCTTCTTTGTCCCTAATCGCCTAATTTGGTCAAATTGGCAGAAATTCATGGGACAACAAGCTAACCCAGCTGATTCAATCAGCTACGTAATCCCGCAACAGGTGTCACCTACTTCTGGCTATGCAATAGGCAGCCTTCAAGACTATATGGGACTACCAACTGTAGGCCAAGTCACTGCGGGAAAAACTGTAAGCCATTGTGCCTTCTGGCCTCGTGCTTACAATCTCATCTGGAACGAATGGTTCCGTGATGAAAATTTACAAAACAGCGTTACTGTAGATACTGGCGATGGTCCAGATACAGTCGCTAATTACAATCTACTTAAACGTGGAAAACGTAAAGATTATTTTACATCTGCTTTACCTTGGCCTCAAAAAGGTGCAAGTGTAACTTTACCTTTAGGTTCACAAGCACCAATTACTTATGGTCAACCCGGTCAACAATATATTACTATTCAGGGGACTGATAACTTACCTCATAACTTACAAAATATTTCTGGTAATATAGCAACTACCGCTGCAAATCCAAATGTTGGATGGCCTTTATATGCGGATCTCTCTCAAGCCACTGCTGCTACTATTAACCAACTACGTCAATCATTTCAAATACAAAAACTTTTAGAAAGGGATGCTCGTGGAGGAACTCGCTATACAGAAATTATTAGATCCCATTTCGGCGTTATTTCCCCCGATAGTCGCCTTCAGCGTCCTGAGTACCTCGGAGGAGGTACGACTACTATCAATATCAACCCGATCGCTCAAACAAGTGCGACGGGACTTACTGGCGGCTCTACCCCTATGGGCAACTTGTCTGCTATGGGTACTGCCCTGGCTCATAATCATGGATTTACTCAATCATTTACTGAGCACGGTGTAATTCTCGGACTTGTGTCCGTTCGTGCCGACTTAACTTATCAACAAGGTCTCCACAAAATGTGGAGCCGTTCTACTCGTTATGATTTTTATTTCCCAGCTTTTGCTATGCTGGGTGAACAATCTATTCTTAATCAGGAAATTTATGTAACTGGCGATACAACTGATGAAAGCGTATTTGGTTATCAAGAACGCTGGGCAGAATATCGTTATAACCCTTCAAGGATCTCATCACTATTCCGCTCTACTGCTGCTGGAACTATCGACGGCTGGCACTTAGCCGAGAAATTCACGAGTGTTCCTACACTCTCATCAAGCTTCATCGTATCCAATCCACCTGTATCTCGGGTGGTTGCGGTCGGAGCTGCTGCGAACGGCCAACAATTCATCTTTGACTCTTTCTTTGATGTTAAGAAAGCTCGCCCAATGCCTATGTACTCTGTACCAGGCTTAATCGATCACTTCTAACCATGGGAATGTTCGATTTCTTAGGCGACGCTGCACCTATTGTTCAAGGTGTAGCTGATGTCGCTGGCGTAGCTACTACTGGAGTCCCTTGGGGCTCTATCGTATCTGCTGGTGCTTCTTATTTAGGACAACAAGGCGCAAATCAAACTAATATGGATATTGCGCAAAACCAAATGAACTTCCAGCAAAACATGTCTAATACTTCATATCAACGAGCGGTAGCGGATATGAAAGCTGCTGGTCTTAATCCTATGCTTGCTTATTCACAAGGCGGAGCTTCTACACCCGCTGGAGCTTCTACCCAAGTACAAAATAAACTTGGGGCTGGTGTCCAAGCCTATCAACAATCTCAAACATCTTCTTCAGCTGCTGCTTTACAAAGAGAGCAAGCTAAAGCTATTGATCCTCAAATTGCAAATACTCAATCTCAGACTGTACTTAATTCCGCTAATGCTGCTAAGTCAGCTGCGGAAGCAAAAAACATTGAAGCTCAAACTGCAAATAATATTGCTCAAAACCCAATTTTGCTCAAGACTATTGAGAAAATGACTGCTGAAATAAATTCTCTTAAAGCTGGATCTAACCTTTCCAGCGCTACTGCTACTAACGTTAGTAAAAATATCGCTCCATCTAGCGATCCTTACTGGTATCGCGATCTTAAGCGGGTATTTCACCCGCAAAATCTCCTTGATACCCTCAATCAAGGTTCAAAATATCAAGGTGAAACTGTTCACCAACTCTTCAATAAACCTCTAGGAAAATAATGAAAATTACTGCTCCCTTCTTACGTACACCTTACAACTACGACCGAGATGCTGCGTCAAATGAGTCGGGGTTGGCTTGTGAGGAGCCTTCCCTGACTCAGCAGCATTTCAAAGACGAAACTGACATTAACAATATCCTTCGTCAATACAACGTTACTGGACTTCTTCCAGAAGCCCCTTTATCGCCTCGCTATGGCGATTTCACCGGTATTGGTGACTACCACTCTGCCCTTAATGCCGTTATCGCTGCAGAAGACGATTTTATGTCTCTGCCAGCTCAACTAAGAGCTAGGTTCGAAAACGACCCAGCTCAACTCATCGACTTCTTAGCCGATGAAAATAACCGCTCTGAAGCGGAAAAACTCGGACTTTTGGAGGTACCAAAAGCCGAAAGCACAGTTACTCCACTTGATGTAACTGTGCTAGGTGACACCAAACCACAAAAATCTGAATAACTAAGGCCAAAAAACATGAAAATATTGCAACGCAAACATATGTCCAAACGTAAGCATGCTAAGACCTTCAGAAAGCATGGTAAAAAAACTAAAAGCGCAAACGTGCGCTCAGCTCCCCAGCGTGGAGGCTGGAGACTCTAAAAAAGTCCCAGTCCACCTCACATGGCCTGTTATCACCCCATATCCGCTGGGCTCAGCGGATACTCTACTAACTTTGCCACAGGCAAAGCATATCGTCGTGTCATTTTCACACAAAATGATCCCGACATCATTCAAAACGTCTCCTTGCCGTGCGGCCAATGTATTGGCTGCCGCTTGGAGCGTTCTCGTCAATGGGCTATGCGCTGTATGCACGAAGCCCAACTTCATGAACATAATTGTTTCATAACACTTACATATGACGACACACATCTCCCAAGCG